AATGAGCGGAATGCATATGATTCGTGGGATGTCAAGTCTCAACAGAAAACAGTCAAAGAAGAATCGTAAACCTGGCTGGGAAAAAGCCAAAGCAGAACATGATAAATGGTTAATGGCACGAGGTGTCCATCCTACTCAACTCAAACAGAAAGAGAAAGTCCATGTCACGTCACTTCCGAGCTATTCAACAGAATGTACGTCAATCCCAACGTCGGACATCGTCATGCCAATCGCAGGTAAACGAGCAGCAAACGAATACTCAGGAGACTACATTGTCGGACTTGCCACTCTTCACAAATCAAACACAGTCCCAGTCGGCAAAGGTGATTCACCTGAAGAATACGCCAAAATGAGACGAAATTAATTTTAATAAAATGTGTTTTAGGCATGTACAAACGGCTAAAACTGTGGTAGAATAGATCTATAAAATGAAACTTAGCTGAGGAGCTACAATGTCTATTAGAAAATCACACGCCTATAAATATGGCGAATTAAAAGTTGCAGCTGAGGCTGCAGCTCATGCTATCTTAAATTTTAAAGATGATATGGTTCTTTCAGAATTTGAAATTGAATTTCTTGAGAATCGTGCAAATTCTGTACTTGATTTAATTAAAGAACAAGACGAGCGAGGTGCAGCATAATGGCTATGCGTAAAAAACAAAAGAAGTTACCGCGTCGTAATCGTACAGGACTAGCAGCTGCTCCTCTTGAAAAAGGGTTTGAAGCGGTGCAGTCTTATTTCCAAACAGAAGTATCAAATGCAGATATTTCGAAGGTACTTAAAACTTTTATTCGTAGTAAGTTGAAGAATTCAATCAATAAAGATTATGTTCTTGCTTGTCCTGAATATAAGTTTACAGCTGTGCCATATCAAGCAGCAACAGCTTTTTGGTTGACACACACTACAAGGGAAGACGATGATTATCGTTCTAGAACTTATTCAGATGCTTTGTCAAAATATCTATCTCAACTCATTGCAATGGGTAAAGATATTTATTTTGAGAAGCAAGCTAAACTAAAAGACTCTACTGCTGTAAGATCTATCTCTCCTATGGAAAGACTACAGCGTAAGATTAGTAATACTATTATGCAAGATCTTCTTGATCTTGAAGATAAATGGATCGAAGGTGAAGATGCTACCTTAGATCTATATCAAGAGTTTAGGCGTCATGGTTTACCAAACTCTGCAACCAAAACTGTTCGTTATGTAGTAGATGGTTGGTTGCAAGATTATAATGACGCTTATACGAAGGCATGTCCAGATGCAGTTGAGGGTTATTCACACTTAAGTCGCGTGCAATTACGCAAACGTGTACAAGCATGTGAATCAATGCTCGCTGATCTTGATCGCCTTCAGTCTGCTGCAAAGGCTACACGCAAATTACGTGTAAAACAACCAAAAGCAGCAGATAAGCAAGTTGCAAAACTTAAGTATAAGAAAGAGGATAATGACTACAAGATCGTATCTGTAGCTCCTCTCTCGGTGATCGGTAGTCATCGCCTCTTTACCTTCAATGTGAAAACACGGGTAATTACTGAGTTTGTAACTTCATCCGCAAAGGGCTTCGAAGTCAGTGGTACTACTTTGAAAAACATTGATACATCATTGAGTAGGTCTACTCGACTTCGAAAGCCCGATGCATTTATTCCTATTGTTCTTAGTAAAACTACTAAGCAAATTGATAATGAATGGAAATCACTCACAACAAAAACAACTGTGCCTAATGGTCGAATGAGTGTCGATACGGTACTATTAAAGGTAATGGATAAATGACAGTTGAAGAGCAATTTCTCAATAAAAGTAGATTCTCTAAACTCATCGAAAAAACTGTGGTAGATCTACGTGTTACATATATGGATGCTATTTTGCATGTATGTACTAAACACGAGATCGAACCAGAAGATGTGAAGAAATTCGTATCGCCAGTTATTAAAGATAAACTTGAAGCTGAGGCTATGGCTCTCAACTTCTTGCCAAAAACCAATGCTATTGATTCGGCACTTTTCGAATAAGTCGAATATAAATAGTTGTACATTACAGCAATACTGTGTTATAATAATAAACATATTTCAGCAATATAAGGAAACAAAAATATATGTCTTTCAGTAATCTAAAAAACAATCGTGACCAAATCTCTAAACTCGTCCAAGCTGCAGAGGCAGTTGGAGGAGGCGGTGAAAAGAAAAACTATGATGATGACCGAGTTTGGAAACCAACTGTAGATAAGGCAGGTAACGGATATGCAGTACTACGATTCCTTCCAGCCGCCGAAGGAGAAGATCTACCATGGGTACGATACTGGGACCATGGCTTCAAAGGTCCTACAGGTCAATGGTATATCGAGAACAGCCTTACTTCTATTGGTCAACCTGACCCTGTTGGCGAACTCAACTCCCGACTGTGGAATTCTGGGCATGACGAAGACAAAGAAAAAGCTAGATCACAAAAACGCCGATTGCATTACGTAGTTAATGCTCTTGTTGTAGAAGATCCATCAGCTCCTCATAATGTAGGTCGTGTAGTTCTCTATAAGTTTGGTAAGAAAATCTTTGATAAAATTATGGATGTAATGCAGCCACAGTTCGCAGATGAACAAGCTGTTAATCCATTTGATTTTTGGGAAGGTGCTGACTTTAAGTTGAAGATTCGTCAAGTTGAGGGTTATCGTAACTATGACAAATCTGAATTTGCAAGTCCATCAGGTCTTTATTCTGGAGATGAAGCAAAACTAGAAGATGTTTACAATAAGCTACATCCTCTTGCAGAGTTTACAGATCCTAAAAACTATAAGTCATATGATGATTTGCAGGCTAAATTGTCAAGGGTTCTTGGTGAACAGGCTATGATGGGTGCACCATCAATGCAACAAGAAATGCAAATGAATACTCCAGCACCTACACCAACAATGCCAGTGGCTGCACCAGTTACAGCAGAAGAAATGTCTGTTGATGACGGTGATGATACAATGTCATATTTTGCTAAGTTGGCTAACGAAGAAGCTTAACCTACATACATGTTAGCGTAAGGATCTCCTGATCCTGCGAATGGCACTGTAATACCTTGATTTGTGGATGCGTCAGTATAATTAGAAACATTATTTGATGCATCCACATAACTTGTTCCAGACCCACCTTGTGAAGCTTGATTGTAAGCATTGGCAATACTCATAGCCGAAGGTTGATTATCTGATTTAGTATTTTGTGGTACGGTATTACTACCTACATCAATTTCTCCTGCATTGCCACCCGACTGTATTGCTGTTCCACCACTACCAGTTTTCACATTATTATTCATCATATCATTTAAGCCAGTCCAATCTGGAAAAGCTGTAATAGGCATATCGAGTAAATACTGAGCTAACGCTTTAGTAATATATTCACCAGCAAAATAACCTAATACGCTACCTGCTCCACCGCCAATTACAGTACCAATTCCTGGAAACCCTAAAGTACCTAGCAGACCACCAAGTAATCCACCGCCTGTAGCACCAGCTAATCCACCCAATGCTCCAGTAACATTAGCAACTTTATCTTCTTTTGATTGATCGCTAGCCAATATATAACCAATATGGCCTAATGAAACTAAGCTACCTAATAATGGAGCCTTTTTTGCAAAACCTACTAGTTTATTAAATCTTCCTAACTTTGCAGTGTCTGCAGCTTGTGTAGCTTGAGCCGTGGCTAATGCAGCACCAGTTAATTTTTTACCAGATTTTCCTATAAATTCTCCAGCTTTATTTACAGTAAAATTCCTAGGTTTTGTTACTGTACTTGCTGCAGCAGTAGCCGTTGATGCAGTTGCAGTCGATGCTGTAACACCTGCGGCACTTGCTGCAGTCGCAGTACCTCGTACTGCATTAAATGCCATTCTAAATGGTTTTGTTAAAGCACGAAGTGCAAGGCTAATAGCCTTTCCTGGCATGAACAGAGTAAATAAACTGCCAACAGTAATAGCCAAATCTTCAAGCGAGCCTAGAACATCTAGCTTATCAAAATCACCCTTTAATAAATTATCTAAATTAGTTACTGTATTACCAAACGCATTACTAATACCTGTAAATATGCCTGATAAACTTGGAAATCCTAATTCAAAAATTCCTAAATCTTTTGCAATACCTTCTACTGTCTCTCCTAATCCAGTAAGTGCTTTCTTGTTTTCATCAGTTAGCAGTGCACCGATAGCAGCGCCTAGTACACCAAATCTTTTACCAAAAATTAAACCAATTCCACCGAAAGTAATAGATCTACCAATTGCATCTGAAAGCTCAGCACTGCCTGTTTGATCATAAACATAATCAGCAATTTCATCTGCAAACATTGTTGCAATCAAACCTGGTACACCACGCTTAAGCATGCCTGCACCAATACCACTTGCAAATCCTAATAGACTTTTACCGCCGAATAAACTACCTCCACCTGCAGGAGCTGCAGCTGGTGGCGCGCCGCCTCTAACTGATGCTTCTCTTTTATCTTCTCGCTCAGCACTGTCATCTTCAGATAATTCACGCAAGAACAAAGAAAAATTCGCATTGAGTTGATCAATAGATTTTGTTTGTGCCTCGGCTTGGTCGTTTGAAGCGTCTAATTTTGCACTGACATCAGCTAGTGTAGCCATATTATCCTCGTTGTTGTTGTGCTTGTTCTTTTTCTTTTAAATCTTCGATTAACATTGTAATATAAATCTCCCTCTCCCACGGTATCATAGTGTCAAGATCATATAGCGAATAATGAAAATTTTGTAGTAACTGAAAGTTTACTCTAAAAAAGTTCTCGAGACTATCGTGCGAGAGGTTTATTAAAAAAAATCATCAAGGCCTTTCAGTGTTTTCTTATTTTCTTCTCCGCATGCACTACATACAAATTCAATATCTGTAGATACAGAAGGTATTGATTCAACCCAACTTGTAATCATTTCAAATTGGCTAGTTGATAACGATTCAATAAATCCTAATACTTCTTCAGGAGATTCATCACTAATTTTAATTACTTCATCTTCGGTCATAACAGAATCTAAACATGACACAACTAGATCCATCATTCGATCTGTAGAGCTTCTATCTTCTTTGAAAAACGTAGCGCTCTTCATAAAATAATCGTATGTAGGATGACGAAGTTTTACAGAAATTTCATCATTCAATTTTACTGTATCAGTTTCTTTTTTATTCTGTACTTCGATTGCATCTAAATTAACTTTAATATCATTATATTCTTGACATGATTCGCAGGCTATTTTAATATCTGCAGATTCACCAACGGACTTTGCCCTAATTTTAGTAAAGATATAATCTACATCATACGTAGTTAACTTATTATAATCAACATTTTCAGATATACATGCATGGATGGTATCTAAAATTGCTTTTAAAATTTCTTTTTTATCTTGAGATTCATATCCTAACATCAATACCTTTTGCTCTTTTACTAAGAAAGGGCGGAAGCGTACTGTTTCATTAAGAGATGGTATAACTAAATCATACTTTGGTATTTCATTCAACTTCGGTAGTGCCATTTATTTCTCCTATAACCCAAGGCTTCCCAGTCCAGCAGAAGCTGAGATCCAACCTTGGCCACCTTTCGTATTTATCCAATTCGTATAAGATATGCCTACAGTTACCTGTACGAGGCCATCTAATTCATTACTTAATTCAATTGCCGAAACATTGGTAGGAAATGCATCAAGCAGTTCAACAGAATATACACTACTACCACCAAGACCTAAATTGATTTTTATTGGTCCAGCGGAGAGAGTTTTTCCTACTAGTGGTCTTCTTAATTGATGTATCTTAATTGGTTTAGCATAATCTTTTTTATAGAATGCTTCACCAGGAATTTCATTGATTGTCAAGTTTCTCCACTCATCAAAATATTTTACTACACCATAATCATTCATGCAATAAAATGTCAGAGAAACAGGTTCCGCAATATAACCGTATGCTACTTGCTGGTTTTCTGCGCCAATATTTCTTTCGTGAGTAAGAACTCTTTTACCAGGCAACTGAGCTTGAGCACATAAAAGATTTAAATCTTCTCCACCTAAAAGCGATCCGATCTTTTGTAATAGACCTGCAAATCCAGTGAGGCCTGGTTTGCCACCTAAATTTGTAGGTAATTGTACTAAAAATTGATTTGATCTCGCAAATCCTAATTTTAGTGAGGCTGCAGATTTGAATTGATCGATAGTTGACATTAAATCATTTTCCTTGAATCTTTGTAAACAGTATTACCACTCGCTTTTTGCCAATCGGCTGTTGGTAAAAATGTAGCGATCTCCCACTCAGGGGCGGGTACCCGGGCGAATCTACTTTTTACGTTACTTAGCAAGTAATGTTTATAACATGGTTTAAAATATCTCATTTTTCTTGACGCATTTAACATCTTATAAGATAATTCAAATTTAGTAGTTTCGTCAAATGATTTATTGCTTGTAATATTTAAGAGTGCATCTAAAAATTTAGCCCGTAGTGGCGCTGGTAGATAATGTAAATTCAAACCATAGAATCCACCAGGAGCTGGACCTACTATAATAGCCAATGGAAATTTATCATAATAAGGCAAGGTATCTTTATGCTTTGCATCATAGAAAAACATATTCATAGAACCAACGAGTTGTCTGTTCTTTAGTTGTAATGGCTCGCTTTTCATTAGTTCTAAACGATTAATATTTCTAAGACCAGCTACCTTTTGTTGAAACCAATCTCGTGATTGTGCAGTACGAGGATTAATTCCAGCCCGAAATGCTTCATATCCAATTTTTTGAAATAGATTACTCATGATTCTATTTATATCACTTTTTCTTCTTTTTTCGATATGGCTGTAGTGGTTTCAATGGTTTTAATTTACCTGGTTGCGGCTTTGGCATAATACCCATTTTTTGTAAAGTATTCTCGGTCCATACTTGAAACTCCCATCCTCTATCATTTGCATAACTATGTGCAGCTTCCCACTTATTCATATTCTTTACATATGTCATTGCCTCAGAAATATATCGTTTTGTTTTTCTACTTCCTGTAGGTGGACTTGTTTCTTTGTCTGGTTTAATCTCTACTAATACAGTCTTTCCATTCTTAAATGTAATTTTTAGATCTACAAAATAACGATGGTATCTTTTATCAACGTCATAATAATATGGCACAACTGTTTCTTCAGAAGACCAAGACTTGACGTCTTCGTTCTTATCACACCACATAAAGGCATATTTTTCCCACATAGACCTATAGACTACTTTATCGGGATTGCCTCTATACTTTTTAATGTTAGGTTTATATCTTCCAGAATATGCCATAAAACTATATAAATAGATTGTAAAGGATTATGTTTTATTTATAAGGAAATACTATGCCTGATCGTTATACTACTTTGCCAACATATGATGGCGCTGTTGAACAACCAGAGGTAGCAAAGCCTGAAGTAACCTCTGTAAAAATCAATAAACCCACAGAAACTGTAGCTACACCTGCATCAGCAAGAGCATTAAATCTAAAATATCCTTTAGAAAACCAAGATTATTACAAAGCTGGTATACGTTTTTCTTTGTATGAAATTAATCCATATACAATTGATAAAGAAGCTGCATCACAAATTGCTGATATGCCGTTCTTGTTTAAATCTAAAAACGTAGAGAAAAAAGGTCAAGATTCAAAATCTCAAGATGCAAAGAAATCAGGTTCTGACGCTCCTAATATAGGTGCACTTGGGCCGCCAGGAACATCATCAGGCGATAGAGCTGCATCAGCACGGGCAGCTAGTCCTTTTGAAAGGCAATCACAAGACGTTGCAGCTCAACGTGCTAAGGCCGAACAAGATGCTACTGGAACAAATAGAGATTTAAGCTTAAACCCAACTGATTTGAACCAACACGTAACACTTTACTTTCCTCCTAATGTTGCCAATGTCGATGCTGTAACTTATAGTAATGCGAACCTTGGGCCTAGTGGAGCTACAGCACTCGCTGCGAGTAGAAATCAAGGAAGCTTAATAGGATCTGTGGCAAAAGGTGTTACCGAAGGTGCAGCTGATTTGTTTAATCTTTTAAAAGGTGATTTAGCGTCGGCAGAAGCTGCACAGGTTGCGGCTACACGAGCATTTAATAAATTACCAAGCGGTGGAATACAAAACTTCACAAGAGTTGCACTACAAAAGATTATTAATCCGAATACTCGATCTATGTTCGAA